ACAATCACAACAAGTTGCGTGAAGTGTCCTTGCGTATGACTTTGAAGATTGCTGATTTGGTTAAGATTAGCCCGACCAATTGGCAGAATCTGGCACGTGCTACATGCATGAAGGGCTGATGCTTCTCTGATATTTCCTTTCAATATTTAGGGGACTTCGGTCCCCTTTTTTTGCCTGGTTACTTGATATTACAGTAGGTTATGATATAATATGTCCATGATGAAACTACAGTCAAAAGAACATTTGGTTTATTTCATGCAATGCGGCATGATGAACCTAAGTAGTTACGACCTAAAATTTGTTCAAAATTTAAATATTTTAATTGCTCAGAAAAATCCTATTACATCAAATCAAATTACATTATTAGAAAAATTATTGTCAAAATATAAGAGGCAATTTAGTAAACACAAATACAATTTAGAATTCATTCAATCATTGCCGTGGCATAGTGCCATTATTCAAAGTACATCAGAATATACAGAAGCCTATTTAAGTATTACTGATGGAAAAATTTATTTAAGATGTCCTTTTAATAAAAAGTTCATAACTGCATTGCGGCAAGTTAGTAATAATCCATTTAAATGGGACCGCGAAAACAAAAGATATGAATCATTGTTTAGTACCTATTCGTTAAAGATCATATATAATTTGGTTAGTGAAAATTATTCCACTGTGAATTACTGTGAGGTAACTAAACAATTACTAAATAAAGTAAATCAATACGCCGGCAATCTAATTTGGCAACCTACCCTAATCAAGTCTAACGACCTATTGTTGATAGGTGCTACAAATAAATTTGTAGATGAGGCTACAAAAAATATCAAACTTGATTTGTCTGATAAAACAGTTTTTAAATTGAGTTCGTATGGTGTAGGTATTTCTGATGAATTAGCCAAGGATCCAAAACTAAGTTTTGCAAGCAGCACACATGTTGAAATTGACATGAATGATTTGTTTAAAATTTTTCAATGGTTGTATGAATTGGGTTGTGATTGTATTTTATTCTCAGGGCTTACTGTTCAGCATATAAAAAATAATGTGCACAAGCATTTATTAGAATTAGGCATAGATTATTATAGTCATAGAGATGTGTTGTTCACAACGAATAAAATGGTAACAGAGTCCTATAATTTTATAGCAAGTGTTCATTTTACATCTGTTAAAATTAATCCGTCTATGCGTTATAAAGATTCAATTAAAAAAATTATCAAGGTGCATAATAGTCAACCTATTAATATCAAATGAAAGAATGTAAATTAATTATCAAAGATGAAGTCAATGTAAAGCTTGAAGGCTTAGAAGTAGGTGACCGTCGTACATTGATGAGGATGTTTGAGTACGAAATTCCAGGCGCAAGATATTTACCCGCAGTTAGGTTAGGTCGTTGGAATGGTAAGGTAAGTTATTTCAGTCTAGGTGGTAGCACTTATATTAATTTACTTCCTGAAATTCTTCCTCTACTTGATCAGGCAGGATATGACATTCAATTGGAAGACTTGCGTGATTACACCACAACTTTCAATTTTGCTCAAGTGTCCGAGGATCTGTTTTCTAATCATGTTTGGCCCAAGAAGCACCCATTAGAAGGTCAGCCAATTAAGTTGCGTGACTATCAAGTAGAAGTTATCAATCGCTTTTTGGAGACTCCCCAATGTATTCAAGAAGTCGCAACAGGCACCGGCAAAACAATTACAACAGCGGCATTGAGTTATAGTATACAAGACTATGGGCGTAGTATTGTAATCGTTCCTAACAAGTCGCTTGTTACACAAACTGAAGAAGATTATCGTAATGTAGGACTTGATGTGGGTGTGTATTTTGGTGACAGAAAAGAAATAGGTAAACAACATACAATCTGCACTTGGCAAAGCCTTAACAATATGTTGAAAAAAACAAAGTCGGGTGAAGCAGAAATTCCCATCGGAGAGTTCATTGAAGATGTTGTTTGTATAATTGTAGATGAGGTGCATCAAGCAAAAGCAGATGCACTTAAAACACTAATGACAAGTGTATTCAGTCATGTACCTATTCGTTGGGGGTTGACTGGAACGATACCTAAAGCAAAATTTGAAGCACAAGCACTTTTCGTTAGTATAGGTCCTGTCGTAGGAAAACTAAGTGCAAGTGAATTGCAAGACAAAGGAGTATTGGCACAATGTCATGTAAACATTGTTCAACTACAAGACCATGTTGAGTTCACAAACTATCAAAGTGAATTGAAACATCTATTAGAAGATAAACTAAGGTTAGACACTATCGCCGAGCTAATCTTAAAAATAAAAGACAGTGGGAATACACTGATACTTGTTGACAGAGTTAATGCAGGCAAAGAGTTGATTGACAGATTACCTAATAGTGTATTCGTGAGTGGCGAGACAAAATTAACTGAACGCAAGGAAGAGTATGATGAAGTGGCGACGAGTAGTGATAAGATTATTGTGGCGACTTATGGTGTGGCCGCTGTGGGTATTAATATTCCTAGGATTTTTAATCTGGTTCTTTTGGAGCCCGGAAAAAGCTTTGTTAGGGTTATACAATCAATTGGGCGAGGTATTAGAAAGGCTGAAGACAAGGACCATGTCATGATATGGGATATTACATCATCATGTAAATTTGCTAAAAGACACCTTACTCAAAGAAAAGCTTTTTACAAAGAGGCATCTTACCCTTTTAGTATAGAAAAATTAAACTATAAATGATACAATTTTAATATGCGTATACTAACACTAGAAGACCAATATTATAATCTTGAAACCTTACCTGAAGAAATAGACGACCTTCGTTTTGCAATACTAGATAACAGTAATCCACAAAATGTAGATTACCATTATATACCTTTGATATTTTTGGAAAGTTTCAATGCGCCGGCATTGGTCCTACAAATAGGAAATAAGACAATTAAGATGCCAGTTGATTGGCAAATATTAATTGGGGAAAAAGAACATGGTGATTTAGAGACATTACCATTAACAAGTATCAATGATAGGGGTTTTAGTGCATTTAGTTTTAATCCATTAAGTAGTTTCAATCCCGATTTTTTACCAATTGAAATACTAGATATTTACCATGATGTAACATGGTACGCTCCTAGACTTAAGAACGGACAATTCTTGTGTGTGCCCATTGATGATAGTCCTAAACCCAGATGTGTTTACTTTGTTAAAGAGATTAGTAGAAATTGTGAGATTGTAGATTATAGTCAGGCGTTTTAATGGCAAAAGAAAAATTAAGTAAAGACGAAAAGTTTGAAAAGCAGGATCTTGACTTGTTTGAGGTCCTCGCCGCACTTGATAAAAAGGATTATAGTTACTACGACAAATTAACAGACGAGCAAAAGAAAAAGTTTGTTCCATACATGATGACATTGTGGATGAGTGCTATTAAAGGTAATTCTACATTGCAGGGTTATTATGTAATGAATACTGACTACACAGCAAACAAATATTTGTTTAATGAGAATGTGCAAAAGCATCCCAAGCTACAGTGGCTAATGTTGTGTGCGGCAAGTCCGGGTATTGGTAAACAATTTCATCAATGGATTCCGCACATAAGAGATAAAGTTAGTAAACTGAAAGAATCTGCTACAACAAAAGAAATTAAAGAATACTATAGTAAGATTTATCCAAAGACTGATGAAGTAACTATCAAAGAATTTGCTGAGGCATTTGTGCACGACCATAAACGCAAAGTATATTTGAGTCAAACTTTTCCTAATCTAAAGTTGGAAGATATTGAAACATTAAATAAGTTGGTAACAGATGAGGCGATAAGTGAGTACGAAAAAGAAAGAGGAAACTAAGTTTGGTTGCGATTTTTGTAATCGCACATTTTTGCGAGAATCAACAATTGCCAAACATCTATGCGAATACAAACAGCGTTGGCTCAATAAAGAGTTACAATGTAATCGTATAGGATTTCAAGCTTGGTTACAGTTTTACAAAAAGAATTCTAATACTAAAAAGAAACGCACATATGATGAGTTCATTAAAAGTGCGTACTATACCGCCTTTGTAAAGTTTGGATCTTATTGCAGCGATGCTAATGTGTTGAATGCTGGTAGATTTGTAGATTGGTTATTAAAGAATCAAGCAAAAATTGACAATTGGAATACTGACAGTAACTATACAAAATTTCTAGTTGAATATCTGCGTGAAGAAGATCCACTTGATGCAGTTGCCCGTAGTATTGAAACAACCCAAAAATTAGCAGAAGTAGAAACTATACAGACTAAAGATGTATTGCGTTATGCTAACCGTAACCGTGTTTGTTATGCGATAACAACAGGCAAGATCAGTCCATGGGTGTTGTATCAGAGTGAAAGCGGTACAAAGTTCTTAGATGAATTAGATCAAACGCAAGTTAAGATGGTTATCGATTACATCAATCCTGAACTATGGGCTATTAAATTCAAGCGTAATCCTGATAAAGTTAAAGAAGTCAAGGAACTACTCAATGCCGCTGGATACTGATTATAAATACACTGTCAATCTTCCATGGAAACATGGTGATAGCGTTACAGACTGGAATCTTAAATGTGCATGGGCAATTGAAACATTTGGATTACCGGGCGATAAGTTTGTGTGTCACGCTACTGACAATTATATGGACTTTCATTTCAAAGAAGAAAAGGATGCTATACATTTCTCATTAGTATGCTTGTAAAATTATTAAAATTTGATTTACCATTGGGTGCTGGTGGCATGTCAGCACAAATGGCTAGATCATTAATAATAAGAAGATTTGAACGACTCCGCAAAGAACACGGTATAGAGTTTAAGTATCAAACTGCAGGCTATGAATTCTTTGTATGGTTTACAAAAGATAGTGATTACACATATTTTACATTGGTATATGACCTCAATGATGATTGGCGCCCTTATACATTATTAGAAAAAGAGATTACAGGTGAGCAGGACTGATGTTGCTGTCTTTAATTACTATGATTATGATAAAGGATGGGACAATACTAATCCAGGGTGGCATACTATCATTTTAGAAAACACGAGCCCGTTCAAACACTCTGAAATAGTAACTTGGTTATATGATTATGTTGACGGAACTGAACGACATACTAGATGGATACGATTTGCGGAAAGTTCT